ACTACCAGACTGGTCACGAGGTATCTAAGTTTAATGGTGGATACCGCCCACATATCGCACACAAGAAAACTGGTAAAACAATGTATCTTGGTTCAGTTTCTTACAAGAAGAAAGAACATGCGAAAGGACATGCTGATGCATACCTTAAAGGATATTCACAAAACGGTGAGTATGGTGCAAACAAAGATTCTAATGATTATCAAAGAACAAACAAGAAACATATTAAAGAAGAAACTGAAGGTTTACAGAAGAAAAACCTAAAGTCTATTCTTTCTAGAAAGAAAGAGGCAAAGTCTAACGCAGGTGCTGGTGAGTGGGGAACTGACGAGTTAGTAAACAAGTATGTTCAAGATACTCCAGGAATGAGCATCACAAAGGTTGAAGGATACTGTCCCGACACTGGTAAGTTGATGGAAGAGTTGGTTGTTGAGAACGCAGAGTACGAAGGTAAGAGCGTTACATTAAACAACCCATTCCGCTTGCCTGCTGGTTCTAAGAAAAAGTTTGGTGTGTATGTTAAGAACGACAAAGGCAACGTTGTTAAAGTAACGTTCGGCGATCCTAACATGGAAATTAAGCGTGATGACCCAGAGCGCCGCAAGAATTTTAGAGCACGCCATCAATGTGACTCTGACCGTGGACCAAAGTGGAAAGCACGTTACTGGTCATGTTATCAGTGGAGAGCAGGTAAGAAGGTCGACAATTAATGAATCTAATAAGACCGATATGGAAAACAAAACCAACGGTTATGTTATCGGTTTATGCGACGGTAATAGCATATTCTATACCGCACGCCATCGAAAGTTTTAAAAAGTACATAAAAAGGAAAGCAAAATGGCAAATCTAATTAATACAATTCGCGCTATGAAAGAAGCGAAAAAAAGTAATGATGAAAAAGAAAAAATCATCGAAGACATTGAATTGCTTGATGAGGCAGGTCGTTTTGGTTTGACTCAAGCTCTTATTGATGCTGTTCGTGACGTAGTAAAGCACGAGAAAGACGGTAACGATAAGGACGAAAAGGCGACTGCTAAAAAGGAAAAAGAACCTAAGAAGTTAGATAAAGCTGATCCTAAAGAAGCAAAGAAAGACTTCGATGACCGTAAGGACAAAGACATCGACAACGATGGCGATACTGATAAGTCAGACGAGTACTTACATAAAAAGCGTCAAGCAGTTTCTAAAGCGATGGATGCTGAGAAAAAGCCAAGCGACGGTTATAAGCCAGCAAGTAACAAAGACAAGGACGAAAAATCTCCTGAAGAGAAGAAGAAAGAAAAGGAGTATGCTGCTAAGAAAGAGAAAGGACAAGAGAAAGTTAGCACAAGCCCAACTGTTAGCGAAGAAGCTGAACTTGAAGAAGGAACACCTGCTCGCTATGAGTTGATTAAGAAAGCAGCTAAGAAGATTAATCGTCAAGATGCTAAAGCAGCACGTGATGCAGCAAGAGGCATTAAGAAAGATAAAGACCTTAAGAAAAGAAAGAACGACCCTGCTGATATGGACGAAAGCTATATTGCTGAAGACGCAGCTTCTGAGTTAAAAGCATACGGCACTTCTAAGGGTGGTGTTGACAAGCAAGACTTTATGGCTATCGCTAATATGATTAGTAAGAAGAAGTCAGTAAAACAAATCGGTCAAATGATTGCGTTGCTTGATACTGACCCACGCGATAAGATTATTAGCATCATTAATAAAGCTGATAAGAAGATGGGGGCTGAACTCATGAAAGGATATAAGAAACTTCGTGAAGAGTTTGAAGAAGTCGAAGAAGCAGTTGGTACTGCAGCTAAGTATGCTGATAAGAAAGGTATGTTTGGTGGTAAGTATTCTCATCACGACAAAGCCGTTACAATGAAAGGCGACAAGTTCGGCAAGTGGCGCGAGAAAAAAGCAGCTAAGAGATCTGCTGCACATAAAGCACAAGATCCTAAGATGGCTGATCGTGGCTATGCTCAGAATATTGTTGATACTGATAAAGCTCAAAGGAAAGCAGCTAAGAAAGGTCTTGGTAAGCAGAATATCTCATGGCAGCAAAAGAACAGTGTTAAGCGTGGTAAATTACCAGAAGAACTTCAATTGGTATCTGAAGCAGAAATGACAGATAAGCAAATGAAAAAGCGCGAAGAAATCGTTAAGTCTATGAAAGACAATAAGGGTGGTTTCGAGAAACGTTATGGTGATCGCGCTAAGGAAGTAATGTATGCAACTGCTACTAAGCTGGCTCAGAAAGAAGGTTTTGAGTTTATGGAAGCAGAAGCATTCTTCGAAGCAGCTGGCATTCCTTTCAGCGGTCCATACAAAAAGACTAAGCGCACCGTGACAGATAAGTCGGGTGCAAAACATACTCCAATGTCAAGAGCTAAGGACTTAGCACGCCGTGGCATGGATAAAGACAAAAAGAAAGTATAAATATAAAACAAATCCATAAGGAGAACTACAATGGCACAATGGGGTTCAAATGACCAAGCATCGGATTCACCTCTGTATGCTAATAACATTTTAAATGTTACGAAAAACCAAACTGAAATGTTTAACAACGTTACTCAGGATGATGTAATTACTGGCGCAGCTAAAGGTGTGTTTGGTGTATCTGCTGATGAATTGGCTTATGCTAATACCGCTGACACTGAAGCAAACGCAGTTCCTCACTCAGGTTGGGTGTTGCGCACCGAAGGTTCTGGTGGACGCGCTGGACGTGTACACTACGAAGTGTTGGTAGCTGGCGGAATCCAAGGTGACTCTGCTGACGATACTCAATTACCAGAGTAATTGGAGCTGACTAATGGCTGACAAGAAGGTATCAGAACTTACAGCAATCACTAATCTTAGTGGTGACGACCTTCTGTTGGTTGTCAACGACCCGAACGGCACGCCCGATAGCAGAAAAGTAACTGTAGGAAATTTATTTGCTAACGTTGTTCCTGAAACAACACATAAAAGCAGAGTGAATTTCAAAGCCAATACAGTACATAGCGGCACTGTTATGACAGTATCAGCTAATGTTGTAATTGGTGGTAATATTAATCTTCGTAAAGATACACCGAGCTCTAATAATGTAACTTCTGAAGGTTACAGTTTAGGATCAATATGGTTTGATAATGATTACATATATGTTGCTACTGCTAACAACGTAATTAAAAGAGCGGAACTAAGTACATTCTAATATGTTTGATGATTTGACGGAAGAAAACTTCCAACTCTTTGCAATGAAATATTACAATAATCCGCATTGTACGGATGTACTTGAGTTTCATGATGACTTGAGAAGAATACGCTATATCAAACGACTGTTTAAGAAGTACAGAGATAACGGTGTATTAAACGAACGTTTGATATTAAATCACTTTGTCGTCCTATATAATATGTTCGAAGCGAGAGCAATGACAAGAATGTTAGTGCAAAGAATGGACGGGTATCTTGATTATCTCAAACCATTCCTAGTGTTCTTAAATTACTGGACAACAGAAATAGGTTCTGTTAATGGTGAAGTGTTCGTTGATAGTGACATTAAGTTAGACCAAGGCATAATAGACGCACTAAGGAAAATCTAATGGCAGGCGCAACAGACTTAATTCTGGTATATCAGTTTCTTAAGAGATTGACTACGCCATTCGATAAGACCAAAGCATTCGAACTTGGATTAATCGATGCTAACGGTAAGCGTCTTAAGAAGGCAAGCAGTAAAGAAGAAAAAGAAGCCATGGGTTATTTTGACCGCTTGGTGTTTAATCTTAAAAGATTGCTTGGTAAGTTGCCAGGTGGCAGCTCTAAACTTGCTTCTTATGCTGCGGCACTGTTTCTTATTAAGGAAAGTGTCAATCCTAAAGAACATTACAGCGAACAAGAACTAATCGAAGGGTTACTTGAAAACTTTGAAACGTTGGAAAGAGATTCTATGAAGAACTTAAAAGAACTGATGGAAGAAGCTCCTACTAACGCAACTGGACCTGCGGTTGCTGGTACAAATGGTGATGTAACTTGGAAGATGGATGCTAGAAATAAAAAAACAAAAGCATTTCTTCGCCGTTACATGGAACAAAAAGGTAAGCGTGAAGTGCGTAAGAAACGCAGAGACTTCATGAAGCAGTTGGGATTAGACTAATGGCGCAGTATAATAAGAAAACTTCGGCATTTTTAGCGCAAAACACATCAATCTATGAAGTGGTGATGCTTGCTGATGCAAGTGGTAATGTTATAACCCCATCTGGCGGTCATCCGATTTCAAATTTTGCCGCAATCGACAACTACGATGATGCTGGTTCTAATGTTGGTTGGAAGTTCCAAGATGATTGGATTCCAGTATTTGGAATCAGAGTAAAACCAGATAGCGGAACAGAGTTTCATCTAATTGACTTCTCTATCACACTGAATGGTGGAACATCTGTTGTTGCAGGGTATCGTTGGCATATGAACCCAACTCTTGATGCTGCATATACTTGGGTGGACTCGGGTTCAACTGGTATTCAGTATGTGAAGTTTGAGGATATTGATGGGACACCAAACGAAATCACATCTGACACAATGGTTCATTCCAAAGCGATGGTCGGTAAATCAACACAAGACCTTACACCAGAGATGAAAAACTTTCCATTTACAGATGGTGGTATTGAGATGTTCTTAGAAATAAGAAGATTAGATGGTGGGGCAACACAAGACATGTTCTACCATATGACTATGGGCATTGATTAGAAGGTAAATCTCCATGACTTCTGAAGATCATCTAACAACAACTCACCTATTTCAAATTCTTGAGGACAGAAGAGTGGAATCGGAAGAGCGTAATGCTATCTTACACAAACGGATTACAGAAATGAAAGACGAATTGTATGAAGAAGTAGAAAAATCTCATAAAGAAATAATGGTAGAGATTCGCGAAATGAAAGAGGAACAACGTGCGCATGCTAAAGCAGAAGCAGAAATGCTCTATAAGTTAGACGTTCGTATTTCCGAAATCGAAAAATGGCGCTGGTTCGTCATTGGTGGCGCAGCTGCTGTTGCGTTCCTAGTTTTTGGTGGTCTTGATAAGCTGCTAACCTTCCTACAAATAAAATGATTTGACATTTATCGCTTTTAGAGTATAATCTCTATATGAGCGATTATATTGATACCAAATACATTAACCTTCTTTCTCCGCAACTTGAGCAATTCAAGAACAAAGGTAATGGTGTATATAATTTCCGCTGTCCATACTGCGGCGATTCGCAAACCAATAAAGCAAAGGCGCGTGGCTATATTTTTAACAAAGAAAACAGCCTAATCTACAAGTGTCACAACTGCGGTCAGGGTGCTTCGCTTAACAATTTACTCAAACACACAAATCCCCTTCTGCAGAAACAGTACGCACTGGAGAAGTTCGGAAAACAGGAGCGACGCAAAGGTACAACTCCCACAACAAAGACTTCCCTGCGCTTTCAGAAGCGTCCTGAGTATATGAAAACACCGCTCGGTAAGCTAAAGAAAGTATCTCAACTCGACACACACCATCCAGTCGCTCAATATGTAAACAGTCGCAAAATACCAGCACGTGTACACTATAAACTGTTCTATGCACCGAAGTTTTATGCCTTCGCTAAACAGTTTGCGCCTGATAAATTCCAAGATATGGATAAAGACGAGCCACGTTTAATAATCCCGTTTATTAATAGTGAAAAACAATTAATTGCCTTTCAAGGCAGAGCGTTTGGAAAAACATCACTTCGCTATATAACTGTGAAAATTGATCAGGACGCACCAAAAATATTTGGACTTGACACTATTGATCGCACCAAACCAGTGTATGTTGTAGAAGGTCCAATCGATAGCATGTTCCTAGACAATGCTGTTGCTATGGCAGGTGCTGACTTGACAGTTGATGCGCTAAGTGCGCTCGGAACTAAAGACCTAGTCTTTGTGTTTGATAACGAGCCGAGGAATAAAGATATTCTACAGCGTATTGAAAAAGTTATTGATATGGGTTATAATATCAGTGTATTCCCTGACTATATCAAAGAAAAAGATATAAATGATATGGTACTAGCTGGAAGGGATCCAGAGGAAATTCAAGCAATTATAAGTAGTAACACCTACAGCGGTCTTGCTGCTAAAGCGAAGCTGTGTGAGTGGAGAAAAGTATGAATTATAGTGAAACACTCTTTGATCTAGCCAAAGGCACAGAGTGTGAACCGAAAGTGGAGCCAACATCATTTCCTACGCCTGATGTGTTTCTTGAATACAAAGGTGTACAATTTGGTATTGGTATGGATTGTAAACTTTACATAAAAGAAAATAGTGTATGGAGAAAAGCATGAGTGTTGCATCTGAGTATTTTTCTGACAATGGCGTTCGTAGAGCAACAATAGAGATTGGAGAAAATTCCTATATAACTACGTTATATGAACATGAAGACCCAATTAGAAGGATAGCAGATTCTCTACATTCACTCTACTACTGGGAAGATTGTTGCGAAAATTGGGTAATGTATTGGGGCGATTTTAAAAAATGAATGTAAAATTAATTAGTTATTCGAAGGCACACGAACCTTCGTTTTGGGAACATGGTCAATCTATTGAAGGGTTACAAAGTAATTTTGAAGTGACAATTGATGGTGATGATAATCCTATCCACATCTACAAGAATGGATCTGTACAAGAGCTCATCGCTTTCTGCGCTAGAGTATCTAATCCAAACAATCAATTCAATACCGAAACTTCGGAAAAACTAATTAAATATCTCGTAAAACATCAGCACTGGTCTCCATTAGAGATGGTATCAGCCTGTATCGAAATCGAAACAACAAGAGATATTGCCCGTCAAATCTTACGCCACCGCTCATTCTCATTTCAAGAATTTAGCCAAAGGTATGCCGACCCAACTAAGGACTTGTCTTTTGTGGTTCGAGAGGCAAGACTCCAAGATCCCAAGAATAGACAGAACAGCATAGACACTGACAACCTGGCAATTCATGCGCTATGGGAAAATCATCAGAAGAGAGTTATTGAACAAGCAATGTCTGCTTATGAGTGGGCAATCAATAATGGTATTGCTAAAGAACAGGCGCGAGCTGTACTGCCTGAAGGTTTAACTATGTCACGAATGTATATGAATGGTACACTACGTTCGTGGATACATTACATTCAATTGAGAAGCGCGAATGGTACTCAGAAAGAACATATGGAAATTGCTAAAGCATGTGCAAGCGTGATCGCCGAGATCTTCCCTATGTCTGAGACTTTTGTAGAATAAGGATAATAAAAAATGCCAAGAGAACATTTGGGCGTCAAGATTGACGTTAAGAGAGACAGACACCTCTCAGAACAGGGGTTTAAACTATTACAAGATTATTACTGTCGCAAAGATGAGAAAACACCACAAGAAGCATTCGCTCGTGCAGCAGTAGCATATTGTGATGGTGATATGGAATTAGCGCAGCGTGTCTATGATGCTGCTTCTAAGGGTTGGTTTATGTTTTCGTCACCAATCCTTTCTAACGCACCGCTTCCAGGTGAAAAGGCGAAGGCACTACCAATCAGCTGTTTCTTATCTTATGTTCCTGACTCTCTTGAAGGTCTTATTGACCACACTTCTGAACTTCGTTGGCTTTCTGTTAAAGGTGGCGGTGTGGGCGGTCATTGGTCTGATGTTCGTTCCGTATCTGATATCGCTCCTGGTCCTATTCCTTTTCTTCACACAGTCGATGCTGATATGACGGCATACCGTCAGGGTCGTACACGCAAAGGCAGTTATGCTGCATATATGGATATTGATCACCCTGACATTATCGAGTTCCTGCAGATGCGTATCCCAACAGGTGACGTCAATCGTAAGAATTTAAATTTACACCACGCAGTAAACCTAACAGATAAATTTATGGTTGCTGTTCAGTTTGGTGATATGTGGGAATTGAAAGACCCAGATACAGGTGAAGTTCGTGATGAAATGCCAGCTCGAAAGTTATGGGAAATGATTCTTGAAACTCGCTATCGTACTGGCGAACCATACATGAACTTTATTGACACTGCGAATCGTGCATTACCTCAAGCGCAGAAAGACTTGGGTCTAAAGATTCATGGTTCAAATTTGTGTAACGAGATTCACTTAGCAACCAACGAAGAACGCACCGCAGTTTGTTGTTTGTCTTCACTTAATATGGAGAACTATGATGATTGGAAGAATACGTCGCTTGTTTCTGACCTTATTTGTTTCCTTGATAATGTTCTTCAGTTTTTCATTGAGCACGCTCCTGATACTATCTCTCGTGCACGATATTCTGCAGAACGGGAGCGTTCGTTAGGTTTAGGTGCTATGGGTTGGCACTCATATCTACAGAAACATAACATTGCTTGGGAATCAGAAGAAGCATTAGAACTCAACAAAAAAGTGTTTGAGTCTGTTCAGTTAGATGCTATCGCGCAAACAAAAATTCTTGGTAAAGAAAAGGGTGAAGCACCTGACATGAAAGGTACTGGTCGCCGCAACGCACACATGCTT